ACCAATACCCCCACCAAAACCTGTAGCACCCCTAGAGGAAGCTACGTTTCAACCAGGCGGTGATGATGAAGGGCGTAAAGAGCTTAAGACTTTATCAAAAGGTAAGAAGCGATTACAGATCCCATTGACTAAAGTTGGTGCTAAGAAAGCCGTACAAACAGGGAGATAAATATGGAAAATGGAAATGTAAGTTTAAAGTCCCGTTGGACAAAATTAGATAGTGAAAGAAGTGCTGTGATTGATAGAGCCAAACAATGTACTGAGCTTACTATTCCATCACTTCTAGTTGATACCTCTCACACAGAGGATACTGCTCTGTCTACCCCTTATCAATCATTAGGAGCCCGTGCTGTTAATAACTTAGCTAGTAAATTACTACTATCATTATTACCGCCAAACGCACCTTTCTTTCGTTTTGTACCTGATAAGTTAGCTATCCAGGAATTGGAAGCCAATCAACCAGGCTCTACAGCGGAAGTACAAGAGAGATTAGCAGACCTTGAGAGAGGTCTTGCATCTCAAATTGAAAGAGAAGCACTTCGTGTACCAGTATTTGAGGCCTTGAAGCTATTAGTAGCTACAGGTAATGCTCTAATCTATCGTGATAAAGATGATGGTACTAGAGTATTCAATTTAAATGCTTATGTAGTCAAGAGAAGCCCTGAGGGAAAGCTTAAGGAGCTCATGACTAAAGAGCAGGTACGTGCTGACGACTTACCTGAGGGTATGGAGGCAGATGGTAGCGAAGATAAAGCTATTGATTTGTTTACGTGTATTAAATGGAATGGTAAGAATTGGGATGCGTGGCAAGAAGCCTTAGACCAAGAAGTACCAGGAACAAGAGGTACATACACTGAGAAGAACTTACCTTATATGCCACTACGCTGGACTAGTATTCATAATGAAGATTATGGCAGAGGTCTTGTAGAGCAATACCTAGGTGACCTTAGGAGTCTTGAAGCGTTAGCTATGGCTATTGTAGAGGCCTCTGCGGCAGCCGCTAAGGTATTATTCTTTGTTGATCCTGTTGGTACTACTAATATCTCTACGGTTGCTAAGGCAGCAAGTGGAGCTATTGTTAAAGGACGTGCAGGTGATGTATCTACATTACAAATGGATAAGTCTCATGACTTGAACATTGCATACCAAACAATGAATGATATTCAGAGACGTTTAGCCTCAGCCTTCTTATTGAATGAGAGTGCTAGACGGGATGCCGAGCGTGTTACTGCAGAAGAAGTACGTTTGATGGCAGGAGAACTAGAGGATGCCTTAGGTGGTATCTATAGTATTCTTACACAAGAGTTACAATTACCATTAATTAAGTTAATGATGATTACTTCTAAGATTAAATTCCCAGAAGGTCTTGTGGAACCTGTTATTGTTACTGGTGTGGAAGCATTAGGTAGAGGACATGACTATAATAAATTAGTACAGTTTGCTCAAACATTACAACAATTATTAGGCCCTGAGATATTTGCTCAGCATACTAATGTTGATGCGGTAATTGAACAGATTGGTACTTCATTAGGTATTGAGACTGAAGGATTAATTAAATCCCAAGAACAAATCCAAATGGAACAGCAACAAGCAATGATGCAACAGATGTCCCAGCAAGGTATGGGTTCAGCTGCAGAAGCTGGTGGTAAAGCCGCTGGTGAGCAGATGGGCGGTGGTATGGCTGAGATGATGATGCAACAGATGCAACAAGGACAGGGAGCGCAATAGTGCTAATTAAAAAGTATGAAGAGGTTATGAAAGTAACCCCTCAGGAGAGGATGTTAGAGGCCCAGAGGGCAGCTAATGTAGTTAAGGATAAAGCGCTGGAGGGCGAAAAATGTCAGAAGAAAACAACCAAAACCAAGAAGTTAAAGAAGAAGTAGTACTTACAGAAGCAGAGCAACAGTCTCAACATGATCAAGCAATGATTGATAAGGTTGATGCAAATAATGCAAAGACTGAGGGGTCAATGCAAACAGATCAAGAGGTTATGCTCGCGGGTAAGTACAAGACTGTAGAAGAGCTTGAGAAAGCTTACGAACATCTACAGAGTAAAATGGGTAACCCTGAGGCTGAAGCTTCAGAGGATACCGAAGCGGTACCTGAAGATACCCCTAAGGATGAGGCACAACAAATTGCCTCGGAAAGTGGTATTGACTATACTGCCCTGGAAAGCGAATATCAAGAGAGCGGTGGCTTGTCTGAGGATACCTATAAAGCATTAGAGGATGCTGGTATTCCTGAGACTATGGTTAACTCATATATTGCTGGACAGGAAGCGCAAGCTCAGGCTACTATTAATAATATGTATAATATTGTTGGTGGTGAAGCGGAATACACGGAAATGGTTCAATGGGCTCAAGATACTTTGAGCGAATCAGATGTTAGTGCATTTAATAATGCATTGACTAATCCTGGCTCCACTGAGTTTGCGATACAGGGCTTGCACGCCCGTTATAATGCTGAGAAAGGCCCTAACTTAGTTAGAGGCAATACTACTAATACACCATCAGGTGGTTATGCTAGTAAAGCAGAAATGATGACGGCTATGGCAAACCCACAATATGCACGTGATCCCGCATTTAGGGCTGACGTACAAAGGCGAGTTGCCCTTAGTTCTTACTAGGGGAAGCATCGGTGATGTCGATGCCTTACATCTCTCTAAGCTTTAAGGTTCCCCCTCTATACCTTATGTCAGTCTTGGCATCACCATATTACCTCCTCAGATTCGTCAGGGGTACCTATTCAAGTACAGTTATATTGTTGCCCGATTGTTTATACTGAGGTATAAGCATGAGGATACCCTCGGTTTAGAGTACTGAAAACGGTGTGTAGGCCATTAATCTACAAAATTAAATATAACAATATAAAAGGAAAAAATTATGTCTTATAATCCCTCACAAGGTATCGGTACAACTCGTACCTCTAGTGTCTCAGACAGAGACCTAGCAATCAAAGTGTTCTCTGGCGAAGTTTTAACAGCTTTCGAAACAGCGAACATCTTCTTACCGAATGTACAAAATCGTACAATCGCATCAGGTAAATCAGCATCATTCGCAGTAATCGGTTCTTACGATACAGCAATTGGCGAACACGTACCTGGTACAGATATCACACCAAACCTAATTAATGCAGGTGAACGTGTAATTGAAATCGATGCACTACAGTATGCATCAGTATTCGTAGATTCTTTTGAAGAAGCTATGCAACACTATGAGACTCGTTCTCAGTACTCAGCAGAAATGGGTCGTGCATTATCTAAGAAAGTAGATAAAGCAATTATTGGTCAATTAGATGCGTGTGTTAAGAATGCAGCTAATACTAGTGACGTTAACGGTGGTGAAGGTCAGCCATACTCTGATGTAGTTGCATTTGATGCTACTGATGCTTATGCTATTGGTGATCGAGTATCTTACTCTAATGTAGTTTATGTATTTAAAGCTACTCACTCTGCTGGCGCTTGGGATGCAGCCCACGCTACTGCTGTATCGGTAATTTCTATTACTACAACAGGTACTAACGATACTGATGGTGACTTAATCCTAGCAGCACTATTTGATGCTCAAACAACTATGGATGAAGCAGATATCCCAGGTGACCGTACAGTAGTAATGTCTCCTAAGAACTACAATAGACTAGTACAGTCAGGCGCAGTTCATAAGGATATGACTTCTGGTAACGGTGGTATTGACTCAGGTAAGATCATGCAAGTTGCTGGTCATGCTATCTCAGTATCTAATAATGTTGGTACAAATGACATCTACATGTTCACTCAGAACGCTGTTGGTGTTGTTAAGTTACTTGACATTAAATCTGAGGTTAATTATGTTCCTGAGAAATTAGGTGACTTGATGACTTCATCTTACGCTATGGGTTTTGGTGTTCTAAATAACGGTTGTGTTATTAAGATGACTACAGCTGTATAAGTAAGTAAAAATTTAAAGGGTGTCCTTAGGGATGCCCTTTTTTTTGATTTAGGTTTTTGTATAGCCTAAAGAATCTAAATTAAAGAAATATAAAAGGAGAAATTCTATGACTGAATTAGAAGCCGTAAACATTAGTTTACAAACAATAGGTGAGATGACTCTAACTACTGGTAATAACATTTCCGATGTATACGAAGCTAATTCATCATTGGAGGTTCTTAGAGAGGTTAGACGCTCAGTACTAACAGAGGGTTTAAATTGTAATACAGATACTGATTGGGACTTAACAGCGGATAGTACTGGTGGTGAGCCTAATACAGGTTACATTGCTATTGCCCCTAATATGTTACGCCTAGAGAGTAATGAGGGTAACTATATAATGAGGGATAACCTGTTATATAATAAAGATGAGCGTACATTCCTATGGGAAGCCCAAAGTAATCATAAGGTAGATGCCGTATGGGACTTAGATTTTGATGATTTACCTCATACCTTAGCATACTATATTGCTATTAAATCAGCACGTATCGTGTACCAAAGATTAATTGGTAGTACTGATATTATTCGTGTATTGATGGATGATGAGGCTAAGGCACAGCAGAAGATGATTGATCATGATGTAGCTACAAATGACTACAATATATTTGATGGGGCAGCAAACAGCCGTATCATTAGTCGAAATAAGAATCCTCGAGGAATCCGAGGTTAATACAAAGGAGAACTTTATATGGGCTTAGTAAACCAAACATTACCTGGGTTGTACAACGGTGTATCCCAACAACCTGATGAGCTACGCCTAGATACTCAGGTATCCGAGATGATCAACTGCTATCCTAGTATTGTTGAGGGTGTACAGAAGAGACCACCTGCAGTCCTAGTGACTACAGACGTTGCTGATACAAATTCTATTTCTATGTCAAATGATGTATTTATACATACATATGATAGAGGCGCAGGTGATGAGCAGTATATCTTAGTAATTCAGAATATATCTAACCTTGGTTATTGGAGAGCTTATGGTATTGATGGATTACCTGTTGCATCTATGGATTGGGAGTTAGACCCTTACTTAAATGTTACAGATGGTACCCCTATCTCAGAAGCCTTCTCAATGGTTACTGTGGGAGATACTACACACGTTGTAAATAAAACTAAAATTGCAAGCATGCAGGGTGAGGTAGATTATAATGGAGCTCCTCAATGGCACTCTACTTTCTTCTACTGGGTTAAGAGAACAGCAGGTGGTGATGATGAGACCAATGAATCTTTAAGACATACTTACTATATTAGAAGTGTTGATAATGATAACTACGTAGGTACAAATACCTCTACTACTGCAGTATTAGCAGATAACAACGCTGCTTTTCCAGCAGGTAAGCTAGTAGGTTTATCTATACATAATATTACTCAGGGTTGGTTTGGTAGAATTACCGCTAATACTGATACCACAATAACCTCATTAGACTCAGCTGATGCAGCTACTCCTGCCTGGGTCGATAATGACGAGTATGAGATAGTTGTTGCATATAGATCTCATGATTCTAATGTAGTAGCAAGTGAATTAAATAAACAGATAAATGGCGTTGGAGATTTAGCTTATTCAGCTACTAATGCAGGCTCTATAGTTAAAGTAGATATCAATAACACTACGTTCGCAGGCGCAGTAACCACTATAGGTACTACCTCTATATCAGACACTACAAAGAGTTTTCCAGTAGGGAAATTAGTAGGCTCTAAAATAGGCAATTACCTTGGTATTACAGCTAAGATTACTGCTAATACCGCCACACAGGTTACTTTTGACAACAGTGATTTAGGGCTTGTGTTAGGGAGCGCATACCAAATAGTATGGATGGAGCATAGCCTAATCGGCTCAGACTCTTGGGGTAACCAAGCGAGTGAGAGCTGGCAGAGTAAGATTAAGAAACTACAAGATTTACCTAATGACCTAGGGTTTGAAGGTACAGTTATTGAGATTTCTGGTGATGATAAGAATAACTTTGATAATTACTATGTAAAATATACTGAGAATGTATACAAGGAAACCTTTAAGCCTGGACTAGCTAATAACTTTTTAGATACTTCTATGCCTCACAAACTAGAGAGACAATCAAATGGAGCATTTGCCTTCTCAGCTATTTCTTGGGGTTCTAGGGAAGTAGGAGATGAGAATAGTGCGCCAGAGCCTTCATTCATATCTAAAAAGATTGAGGATATATTCTTCTATAAGAATCGCTTAGGTATGATCAGTGGAGATAGTATTTTATTCTCTGAGACAGGAGAGTACTATAACTTCTTTCCTACTACGGTTACCGATGTACTTGATAGTGATCCTATTGATGTTTCAGTAGATAGTAATCATGCCGTACGCCTATCTTATGCACTACCTTTTAATAAGGAATTACTAATCTTTGGTAATAAGGCACAGTTTACATTATCTGCTAGTAAGGCACTAAGCCCGAAGGACGTTAATATACAACAAAGTACTTCTTATACCATTAATAATAAAGTAGCACCAATATCTAGTGGGCCTAATGTATTCTTTGTTACGGATAGAAATAATAGCTCTATCGTAAGAGAATACTTTGTGGTACCCGATACATCTAATAACACAGCTGCTAATATTACAGCACATATACCTTCTTATATGCCAACAGGTTTGATTAAGATGGTAGGTTCAGAGAAGCACGATATGCTCTTTGCTATTGATGGTACAAGTAATAAGATTTATGTTTATAACTTCTATTGGCAAGGTGAGGAAAAAGCACAGTCTGCTTGGCATACTTGGGAAATTGGAACACAATACTTTGATATCTTTAACGTAGAGGTGATAGGAAGTACTTTGTTAGTTATGTTAAATGATAATGGAGGGGCAGGTGATAACCTACTTACTACTATTGATTTAGAATTAACTACAGATATACACTCCCCTATCTATAAAGATGTGGGTACCTTAGATATTAACTCTCGTATAGAGATGTCCAAATGGGGAATACCCAGCGGGCAGAGTAATGTTGATAGCAATAGATCTTCATTGATTATTAGAGACTTGCAATTAAGTATGCAGGATGAATCTGATTATGGTGTAGAACTTACTAGGGCTGGTATTGCCACTACGTGGAATAATGCATTAGAAGTTAAAGGCTCAGTAACAGACGTAACTTCAGCTACTACCCTTTTCCACACAAATATAGATATAACAGCAGGTGTATTAGTGAGCTTAACGCTTAGAAATGATACTCAAGACTTTACTACCACCATCACTGGCAACGTTGGCTATCTACTAGAATTTGTAGAAGTAATAGGAAAAACTTGGGCTGTCGATGATGAGTATACAATCCTAGGAGTCCCTGGGAATAACCATAAATACACAGTAGTAGGTAATGCTAATAATGTACAAATAGCTCTTGTCAGTGACTCTGATAAAGGTTTTAAATTAAACTCACTATCTTGGAGAGGCCAAATGCATCTCAAGGGTAGTCGAGGAATATAGGAGAATAAATGTGGTAACAGATAAAGTTTTTAACGCCACAGGTACCCAAAGGATATTTTCCTCTGATTTTGCAATTATTTCAGATGAACACCTTAGGGTTTACTTGGACAACACAGTGGTTGCCCCAACTAAGTACGATCTAATTAATAATGCCGCTGTATTTCACACAGCGCCTGCTGTGGGTACAGAGGTAACAGTACAAGTTGGTACTACCCCTGATGATTTGCTAACACATAGTCCTTATGAGTGGTTAGATGCAGATGATTTGAAGGTATGTTCTGATAATATTGTTAATATTAATAATGCAGCAGATAATGCTACTACAGCAACTAATCAAGCAGCGTTTGCAACTACTAAAGCAGGAGAATCTTTAGCTAGTGCAATTAATGCCTCAGATTCTGCTAGTGATGCCTCAGATTCTGCTAGTGATGCCTCAGATTCTGCTAGTGATGCTGATGACGCACTACAGACTTTACTTAGCGCTGACTTAGTAGATTGGACTTCAACAGGTGCTGAGGTTATACACGCAGAGCGTTATACAAATACTACTTACAGTAACTTTGCAGGAACAGATGCTGGTCTAGTACCTACTTCAACAGCTGACGATGATACTAAGTTCCTTAGAGCTGATGGTACTTGGGTAGTTCCTACTGATACTGATACAAATACAGGCGAGGATAATGTACAATCTGATTGGAGTCAGGCAACTACTACAGAAGATGATTTCATTAAGAACAAGCCTTCTATACCTACAGCTCTAGCAAACATTACAGACTTTACCTCAGGCACAGGCGTAGAAGTTAATACTGCTCTTACGATTGGTGGTACAAAAGTACCTAAGGTATTCGTAGAGACCTCAGCACCTATTTCAGGGCACACAGCAGGGGACCTTTGGGTTGACTCTGATGGATACTCATCATACATAGCAATAGCAATTGGGTCAGGCTTCGTCTGGTTTGGAACATAGGAGAATAAAATGGCTTTATTAACACATAACGGAATTGATTTTAACCAGACCCCTGTAACAGGGGATACTTGGGAACACGATGGTATCAACCGTGTACTTTTAGCGAACGGTGCTTGGAAGGAAGTAGTTTCGGCAATTACTTCATATGATGACCTAACAGGAAAACCTGATTTAACTGGCTTTATTACAGAACACCCTAAAGAACCTCTTACTCGTATTGAGGGTATGGAATCAGGGCACATATCAAGAAGTACTGGTTCTTGGGCACTGTTAGCAACAACACAGTTTACACCTAACACAAACTGGCAAGAAGCAAATGCTCTTTATGCACTAACATCAAATGGTTCTGGAAATAATAATACAGCTATTATTGAAGTCTTCTTTAGAGTGAATGACCTTTCAACAACAGATTCTGACGGCAACTCGCGTACACCTTCAGCTAACGGTGCCGAGGTTCGTATTTTAAGTATGACGGGCAATGGTTTCTCTGACGATTCCTTCAAGGTTTTTGATAGTGGGCCAGGTACAGACATAGAGTTGTGGGTGAGAAAGGACCAGAATTGGTTGGTCTTAGAGATGAGAGCTATCAGTGTTAGTATAAGTAGTAATATGTCTATCCAGTATTATCCTGATGGTCAGTGGCACGATGATGGCGAGTGTATGTCAACGGATGGTAGTACTTATGTAGGAGGAGTAGGCGCAGGTGCTATGAACCAGGCAAACAGGTGGGAGTGTTTATATAATATCACTGACTCAGCTAATTATAACTCCACAGCAGCAAATAATGCTACTTCTACAGGGTATACCTGGGTTGTTAATGAGCCCGCAGATAATGGATCTGTAGTAAACCGTAGCGACTTTACTTCTAATGGTTTAACTTATAGAGACTTACCCGTAGCTACCGAGGCCTTTGTAACTAATAAACAGTATATAACTGCAGATGCTGTTCCTAATTGGATTCCCGATATTAACCCTGGTTACACAACTGAAGTAACCCCTGCTTGGGTACCTGCAACGGACCCTCAGTATATTAGTAGTTCTGTTGTATCCACCAGCTCGGGTAATGGAGGCAGCTCCAGTAATAATAATGGTGATTGGGCACACATAGCTACAGCCACCTTCCCAGGAGGCTTAGATTATCAGGATGCAGTCATTACCTATCAAGTAAGAGCAGTTACTGAAAGTTCAGGTGATAATACTTTCTCTTCTAGTACAGCACTTATTTCAGTGTCCTTAGGTACAACAATCCTCTCTAATATCGTAAAGGCCCCTAACTACGGAGAGATTAGTATAATCACTATGGAAGGCCCTGATTTTGAGAGTGATTCTTTTAGGCTTATAGACACTGGTGGTGGTCAGGATATAGAACTATGGGTCAGGAAAATAACTAATAATACTTACTCCACAGGGGAACCTGCTTTAGTAATTGAGCTGTCTGAACTACAAGTTCGGAAGAGCGAGGACGTAGTACTTGATTATGGTAATAACCTAGAGAACTACTGGCACACTGCAGAGCCTATTGGAGTTCAAAATTCTTATGTTGATACTCCACTTAATGTTGACTCAACAGACAATGGTTATATAACAGCCGCCCCTACAGAAGTAATGGTAGATGAGAGTGCAGCGACTGTTAATTTTGTTTTAGAAGAGGATGGCACATTAAATATAAACACTACACTAATTACCTAGGAGGTACCTATGTCGGAACTTATGTTTGGCACTGACGCAGTAACCTCAGTTAAATTTAATAACCTAGCTGTAACTTCAATTGTACTTGACGGTGCACCTGTTTGGAGTAGTGTTACGAATCCAACATTAGCCTTAGCAGGAGACCCTGGCTACCACTTGAAACAAGCCGTTACTTTTAACACATATAAAGACGATGTGGCTACAGGTGTAGTCTTAACTTTAGATGAGAATGGTAACTTAATACTTCCTGAGGCTGACTTAGTTTTTGACTACATTAAACCTACGGAGGAAATATTATTCACTAATAGTATCCAAGCAGATGATGCGGTAGCTGTATTAAGACACATCGTAGAGCTTGATACACTAGTTGGAGCAAACTACGAAGCGGCTGATTCAAACATTAATGGATTAATTCAAGCTGATGATGCTGTAGCAGTATTAAGACATATTGTAGAACTAGACGATATAAGTGATAGGTTTGTTCTTATTGATGCAGCAGGAGTAGCAGGTAGACTTGATGTATTAAATAGTGATACACCTGAAGCATTAATATTAGTTTCATTAGGAGACGCTAACCTTAGTGGTTCTTGGATTAGTGGCGCTAAGGAGGTAATAGGATGAGTAATTTAATACATATAAAGAACGCGGAACTACTCACTAAAGAACAGGTCTCAATTAATGAGTATGGTACTGATATAACAGGTGGTGACCAAGGAGAACTGGTAAAGTTTGAGGTTTGGTTGGATGCTACTGAGTTAGTCACCTATGCTATTGCAAATGCCTCAGCTACGATGGCAGAGATATATGGCTTTCAGTTTGATTTTGATAATGGACAAACTAAACCTATTACCTTTGCAGGTAACTTTGGTACTAATGTAGGAACAAACGAGAGTAGCACTAGTAACCTAGGTGTTACTATTAACACAGAGTTAATGAAAGTAGCTTATGCTCAGGGCTTACCTATCGTAGATAATAATACTAGTAATGACACTCCTCCTTTGGAAGTTCTCATAGATAAACTAATTGGTGTTTTCTACGTTGAGCCTTTGGATAACACACCAGGGGCTAGTGTTAACATAGCAGTAAATAATATCTTTATAGTTACTAATGATGGTAATCTGGATATAGGCACAGTACCACCAGATGCTTATACCTTTGTTATCCCTGCTGCTGAAGATACTTCTCCTGCTATCTATTCTCAAACAGGGTGTACCTTCTGTCCTCCTAGTGCAAAAGCATACACTTCACTCTTTGGTGAGGATGGTGTTAATTATGTTATAGACAACTTTACTAAAGTTCTATATGCAGTGGCAACAGGTCCATTAGACAATGCAGATTCTTACGTATGTGCTTACACCTGTTCTTGGGGTTATATAAATCACTCCCCAGGGGTTGCTATAACTAACTCAGCTGCACCTGCCGCTTTATATACTAGTAGTGCAGAAGCCGCAAGTGGTTATGGAAACTACACATTTATAAAGGTATCATAATGATTATTAAAGCAACTACAGATGGACAAGTAAGAAGAGAGGAATTTACTAGTGGTACTGAGGAACAGTTTGAAGTTCTATTATCACAAGTAAAGGCTGATGTTCTTCGTCCGATGGTGATAGGTAAAGAAGGTAACTTGTTTAGCCTATATTATGATAACACTTGTAAGCCTTCTTTATTTGAAGATGATTATGATGGTTATTGTATAAAACTTAATAACGAAACATTAGCAATAAGTTTAAAAGGATACCTACGTGGGAACACATCAGGTATTGAAGTTGATTATGAAGTCGCAGCTACAGGTCATTTCTTAAATGATGACACTAGTTATACTCTGTATCACGGAGAAGGTGTTACCTTTGAGGATGCCTTAATTATGGCTAAACCTTACACAGGCACAACATACAAGAATGGCGAGGTTACTCGTATTACTGAATATAATAAAGGATAAGAACTATGGAAGCAATGGATTTTTTTATATTCCTACTGGGTACTATAACAGTAATGCTGGGGTATTACTTAACACAACTGTCCGCGGACCTCAAGGAACTGGAGAAAGGGATGTTTAATTGTCAAGCTAAGTTACCTATGGTATATGTATTAAAGGAAGATTATAAGCACGACATCGATGAGATTAAGAAGATGATGGGTAAGATTTACGATAAACTAGAAAATAAATAATAATAAGGAATATATATATGAGTAAGCATAAAACAAAGGCACACGCAAAATTATTAGCATGTGAGGCAAAAGGTGGTACACTTATTAATGGTACATGTAAAGTACCTAAAAAAAAGGGTGCAACTAAAGCGCAGAAAGTCTTAGGCATTAAAGTAAAGTTCTAATTCATAGTAAATAAGGAGGGGAGTACATGGAATACATTTGGATACTATACACATTCTTTGCGGTAGCACTTTACGTTACCCATCATGTGTCTTATAAGGCCGCTGTTAGAGCTACTATGGTTGATACTGTAGTACTTATTGAGCAGGGAAATTTAACATACACATGTGAGGAAGATGATGAAGGTTTCTTCGATGTAGCTATAACGGTTAAAGAAGATGAAGATTGAGATAGTAGCGTTTGAAAAGAAGTATTATAATCAGGTACGTGATCTGGAGTTGAAGGAAGATGATAAGAAGGAAGTTGAGGCTTCCAATGGATTACCTTTTAGACGTACAGTGATTCGTACCCTTAATACATATAAGGATTCCATGTACCTCATTCTATATAAGGGTACCGTTAGTGGTATCTTTGGTGTAGTACCTAGCGGGGAGAAAGGGACTGGTATTGGTTATTTATTAACTGATGATAGGCTTAAGGAATACCGTTGGGATATGGCTAAGTATAGTATAGATGTTTTCCAGCACCTATTAAAGGATTGGTGGAGAATAACAAATTATGTTAGTAGTGAGCATAAAATCTCAGTGCTATGGTTAAAGAAATTAGGGGCAAGATTTGATGGAAAGGTATATTTACTGCATGATCAGGAAGTACCATTTTATAAATTTGAATTAAGGAAGGAAGACTATTATGAAATTGATCTTAATTTATAAGACAGGAGGCAAATATGTGTGATCCAATTACTATGGCGGTAGTTATGGGTATCGGTAAGGCCTCGGAAATCTCTGCTACTAATACACAGATGGAAGCTCAACAAGATGCTGCGGTAGCCCAACAAACTGCTATGAATATGCAGAGAGTCCAGGAGATGGAAGAGACTAACCGCAAGGTTGGCATGGAGCTAACGCAAACGAAACGTGAGGCACTCCGAAGACAAGCCTCAGGTAGAGTCGCCTCAGCCGAGAGCGGTTCTATGGGAGGCACGGCACTTAGGAACTTAGCTAATGTGTATATGCAAGAGTCTATAAATGCAGGCTCTATTGTATCCTTAGGTGAGAGTGATGTAGTAAGGATTGGTACTCAATCCCAAGCAGATTACTTAGCTACTCAGAGTAAGATTAATGTAGCAGAGTCACAGAAGACAACAGGACTTAGTGCGGCCTTACAGATTGGTGTTTCTGCTGGTACAGGTTATGCTTCTGCAGGAGGTTTCTCGAGTGGAACAGCTGCGGTAGGTAACCAAGCTGCGGTAAGTAATTGGAGTGCAAATAAGACAGCCTTCGGTAAAACCTGGAGCTGGTAATAAAAATTTAATATAGGAGTATCTGAGGATGCCAAGAGAACAAAGAACAAACTTGAAGAAGACTGCGGTCCAAGAAACAGAACTAGGTGTATTTGCTAGCAAGCCCTCAGGGGCTGTTAATATGCCTTTCGTAGAACCTACAAAAAGTAAAGGACAAGCCTTAGCGGAAGGCCTTAGCATGGCTATGAAAGGTGCTGCCCTTATTGGGCAAGGTAAAATTGATGAAAACAGTAAACGTACGGCTGTCCTACAGAGATATGAGGGTATGTCCGCGGCTAGAGCTGAGGCTCTACGTATCTTTGATGATTTAAGTGATAGAGGTGTGACACAAGATAATTATGGCGCGGAGCTCTCAAAGTCGATGCGCAACTCTATGGAGCTCTTAAAAGGTAAGGGTCAAGTTAATGTTTCATACTTAGATGGATTCTCTAGCGTCTTAGGTTCTAAATTAGGTACAAAGCAAGACGAAGTATTTAAAGGTTTGATGGCTAATAAGCTCGAAAAAAAGCATGAGATTATTCGACAAGGTATTAAAATTGATTTGTTTACAAATAATATGGATCCATTAACTTCTTACAAGAACATGCAGGCTGCCTTAAATGTAGGTAACTCAGAAGCAGGTACATTCTATGTTACTAATGTAGCCGCCTTAATTGACCAAATGGCTGATGCAGATCCTAATTTCGATTGGCAAGGTGCAATTGATAAATATCTTAAGATTACCCCTGAGAAAGGTGTAGTATTTGTCGATCATCCTGAATATGGTAAAGAGATTGACAAATTAGAGAAGGAACTTAAAATACAATCTAAGGCTAATTTTACCAATGCTAAAAATATCAGAGCTGAGAATAAGGTTACAGTAGAATCCCAGTTATTAGAGATGAGTATTAATGGGTCACCTATAAAAGATCAAATTAAATATCTTCAGGCTAATCATAAAACTGCTGGATATAGTAGCAAAGAATATAATGCTGCAATAACAAGTATAAAGAAATTTGGTGATACAGCTTATGCTGCTTCAGGTAACCCTAAGGCGGTACAATTCCTTAAAGAAGCTATCACTGATGGTAACTATACACCTCTCATGTTAGAGACGCACCTAGGTGATTTAAGTAAGGAGGATTATAACTCTGTAGTTACTTTTAAATTAACACATGATAGGGCTATGAAAACAGAGCAGGGCTCTCAATCTAAAAAATACTTTACAAGTCAGGTTGCCACAGGTAAGAAAGTAATTGGTAAGATGGGTCTCATGGGTTTTAATAAAAAAGGAGCAGCACATCAAAAATCTTTTGGTTTTGAGA